ATGGCAAAGAAAGTTTCTAAATGGTTTCGCATCGGCGTCGAGGGTGACACCTGCGATGGCCGCGTCATCAGCGGCGATGATATTCAGGATATGGCCGACACGTTCGACCCCCGCGTCTACGGCTGTCGCATTAACCTCGAACATATCCGGGGGTTGTTGCCTGACAGCCTGTTTAAACGCTACGGCGATGTGACCGCGCTTAAAGCGGAGATTATCAGCGATGGCTCTGCGCTGGACGGCAAAAAGGCGCTGTTTGGCAAAATCCAGCCGCTCGACGAGCTGGTCAGCATGGTTAAGGCCGGCCAGAAGGTATACACCTCAATGGAGATCCGCCCGAACTTTGCCAACAGCGGCAAATGTTACCTCGTTGGCCTCGCCGTCACCGATGACCCGGCAAGCCTCGGCACCGAATACCTCGAATTCTGCAGCCGCGCCGCGCAGAACCCGCTCGCCGGTAAAAAAGACCAGCCGGACGACGTTTTCTCTGTGGCCTCACTGGCTGTGCTGGAATTTGAAGACGTCCCCGACACCATGCTCAACAGCCTGACCGATAAGGTCAGAGCCATTTTTGGCCGTAAGCAGGCCAGCGATGACGCCCGTCTCGCCGATGTGCATGAGGCTGTGACCACCGTCACCGAGCTGGTGCAGACCAACCTCACCGCCACCGACCAGCGCGTCACCGAGCTGGAGACCGAACTGGCGCAGCTTAAGCAGGACGTGACCAGCAAGGCCGAAGAAAGCGCGCAAGCGTTTAACGACCTTAAAAGCTCCCTCGATAACACCGAAAGCCAGCGCCAGCCGCGCCGCGAGCTTTCAAAAGGCGGTACGGGCGACGAGCTGCTGACCAACTGCTGATAACACGCCGGGCGTGCTGCCCGGCCAGAACCCTTTTACCCGAACAGGAAAAACCATGCGTAAAGATACCCGCTTCAAATTTAATGCCTACCTGTCCCGCGTCGCGGAGCTGAACGGTATTTCCACCGATGACGTGGCGAAGAAATTCACCGTCGAGCCGTCGGTCACGCAAACCCTGATGACCACCCTGCAGATGTCATCCGCGTTTCTGACCAAAATCAACATCGTGCCGGTTGACGAACTGAAGGGCGAAAAAGTCGGCGTCGGCGTTAACGGTACGATTGCGAGCACCGCCGACACCGCCGGTGATGATGAGCGTAAGACCGCTGACTTTACCGCGCTGGAGTCCAATAAATACGAGTGCGACCAGATTAACTTTGACTTCCATATCCGCTACAAACAGCTCGACCTGTGGGCGCGATTCCAGGACTTCCAGACCCGTATCCGTGACGCCATCATCAAACGTCAGTCCCTCGATTTCATCATGGCCGGTTTCAACGGCATCGAGCGCGCGGCGACCTCCGACCGTAAAAAAAATCCATTGCTGCAGGACGTGGCGATCGGATGGCTGCAGAAGTACCGCAATGAAGCGCCCGCGCGCGTGATGTCAAAAATCACCGACGAAGAAGGTGCGGTGATTTCTGAAGTGATCCGCGTGGGTAAAAACGGCGACTATGCGAACCTCGACGCGCTGGTCATGGATGCCACCGGCAACCTCATTGACGAGATTTATCAGGATGACCCGGAGCTCGTCGTCATCACCGGGCGTAAGCTCATGGCGGATAAATATTTCCCGATCGTCAACAAAGAGCAGACAAACACAGAGTCGCTGGCCGCTGACATCATCATCAGCCAGAAGCGAATCGGCAACCTGCCAGCCGTGCGCGTGCCTTACTTCCCGGCAGATGCGCTGATGGTGACGCGTCTCGACAACCTGTCTGTCTACTTCATGGATGACGCGCACCGTCGCAGCATCATCGAAAACCCGAAAAAAGACCGCGTCGAAAACTACGAGTCAATGAATATCGACTACGTGGTCGAGGCTTACGCCGCCGGTTGCCTGATTGAAAACATCAAGCTCGGTGACTTCACCGCACCTGCAGCGCCGGAAAGCGGAGAGTAAGCCATGACGAGTCCCGCAGCGCGTCACATGATGCGAGTCTCGGCCTCTGAAACTGCGCAGCGGGCTGCTGTCCCGCTGCGCAATGCAACTGCCTATGAGCAGATGCTCGTTAAGCTGGCCGCAGACAACCGCACGCTAAAACAAATCAGCTCTAAAGAGCGTAAAGCCGCGAAAAAGCGCGAGCTGGTGCCGTTCTACCTGCCGTGGGTGGCTGGCGTCCTCGAAAACGGCAAAGGGGCGCAGGATGACATCGTCATGACGGTGATGCTCTGGCGTCTCGATGCTGACGATATCGCCGGGGCGCTGGAAATCGCCCGTTACGCCATGACCTACGGCCTCACCATGCCGGTCGGTCGCCGTCCGACGCCGTGCCTGCTTGCCGAAGAGGTCGCGCTCGCCGCGCAGCGCCTGCTGACGGCAAAACAGCCGGTCGAGCTGGCGAACCTGCTCGACACTATCGCGCTGACCGAGCGCGCGGATATGCCCGATATCGTGCGTGCGAAGCTGCACAAAATCACCGGCTATGTGTTGCGTGATGCGGAGCAACTGCCGGAGGCGCTGGCGCACCTGCAGCGTGCGATCCAGTTAGAAAGCACTATCGGGGTGAAAAAGGATATCGAGCAGTTAGCGCGCCAGCTCAGGCCAAAACCCGAACCGGCACCGAAAACCAAAACGACTCAACCGCGCACGCGCAAACCTGCCGCCAAACCAGCGGCACGGCGCGGGCGTCCACCAAAGGCGGCAAAAGCCGCAGGCTAACCGAGCGCTCCCCGAGCCGGGCGGCACGCCGTTCAATGCGGGTATCAATTGCCCTGACTGCGACCGGCGTCCACCGCCCACCCATTACCCGAGGTTGTCATGACGACGCTGATTATTGAGCAAAAAAAAGAGCCGCAGGATGTGCCGGGCGTGGTGATACCGCCACCGGGCGTGAGCGAGCCGGTAATCAAAAACACCCCGTTTTTTCCTGACGTTGATCCGAAGCGCGTGCGGGAAGAAATGCGACTGGAGCAGACCGTTTCCCCCGTGCGCCTGCGCCGGGCAATTAAGACCGCCATCGCGGAGACAAACGCGGAGCTGAGCGACTGGCGCGAGATTCAGCTCGATGCCGGTTTCGCCACGCTGGCAGACGTCCCGACCGACGAGCTCGACGGCGAAAGCGTGCGCGTTTTCCACTACTTCAACGCCGTGTGTTCGATGACGACGGCCACGCTTTATGAGCGTTTTCGCGGCGTGGATGCGACCGGTAAAGGCGACAAAAAGGCCGACAGCATCGACAGCACGATAGATGAAATGTGGCGGGATATGCGCTGGTCTGTGGCGCGTATCCAGGACAAGGCGCGCTGTATTGTGGGGCAAATCTGATGAAAGCGTATGCGCTGCAGGGCGACACCCTCGACGCGATTTGCGCCCGGTATTACGGGCGCACAGAGGGCGTGGTCGAAACCGTCTTAGAGGCAAATCCCGGCCTGTCCGAGCTCGGCGTTATCCTGCCGCACGGCACAGCAATTGAGCTACCCGAGACCGAGAGCGCGGCCAGAACCGAAACGGTGAATCTATGGGACTGAGTATGGAAAAAATCACCACGTTTATCGCCTACTGGCTGGCCGTGGCGCTGGCGTATCTCGGGGCGATGTCACCCGAAAAGATGGCGCTATACGTGGGCGGCGGATGCGCCATTTTTACCGCGCTGACGAACTACTGGTTTAAGCGCAAAACCTATCTCTATCTGACGTCTCTCGGACTCGATAAAGGGGCTATTCGTGAAATCAATCGTTAAAAAGTGCAGTGTGGCCGCCGTGCTGGCGCTGGCAGCGCTGGTGCCTGACTTTCGTCTGCTTAACACCTCGCCCGGGGGGCTGGCGCTGATTGCCGACCTCGAAGGTTGTCGTCTGACGCCTTACCAGTGCAGCGCGGGAGTGTGGACGTCGGGCATCGGCCACACTGCAGGCGTCGTGCCTAAGGGGGAAATCACAGAGCGTCAGGCGGCGGCGAATCTGGTCGCTGATGTGCTGAACGTCGAGAAACGTCTGGCCGTGTGCGCGGCGGTCGAAATGCCGCAACAGGTTTACGACGCGCTGGTCAGCTTCTCATTCAACGTGGGAACCGGCGCGGCCTGCCGGTCGACGCTGGTCTCGTTTATCAAGCGCCAGCAATGGCCGCAGGCGTGCGAACAGCTCACTCGCTGGGTTTACGTGAATGGCAAAGTCAGCACCGGGCTGGAAAATCGCCGCGCGCGTGAGCGTGCCTACTGCCTCAGGGGGATTCAATGAAAGTGATGTTGTTTTTACTGGCCGCGCTTATTGCGGTTGTGCTCTGGCAGCGTCATGAAAACGGCAACCTGACGCGCTCGTTTGAACGGGCAAACAAGGTCGCAGGTGAACAGAAAAACGTGATCGGCATGCTGAAAAATCAGCTTTCCGTTTCGCAGGGAATTGCCAGGAAAAACGAAACCGCGCAGGTCAGTTTACGCGACGAACTCCTGGCCGCCAGTGCGATGGCCGTGCGGCGTGAAGAAACCATCATGAGGCTGATAAATGAGAATGAAACCTTACGCCGCTGGTACAGCGCTGAGCTGCCTGATGTTGTGCGTCGGCTGCACACCCGCGCCGCCTGCGCCTCCGCCGGTCATTGTTTACAGCGCCTGCCCGAAGGTGAGCTATTGCCCGATGCCGGGAAGCGACCCGGCCACTAATGGCGATCTGAGCGCCGATATTCGCAGGCTTGAGAACGCGCTCGCCGCCTGCGCGCTGCAGGTTGAAACCGTCAAAGATTGCCAGGATAAACTCGATGAAGAAAGCACGCAGCCTGCGCGAAGCGCTGATTAAAGCCGTTCCGCAGCTTGAAACAAACCCCGAAATGATGCGCATCTTTGCCGATGAGGGGAATATCGATGCGCGGCTCGCGGCCTCGCTGTCGCACGAGAAAATTTATACCCTGAATGTGATCGTGTGTGACTTTGTGGGCGACCCTGACCTAATTTTCGTGCCGGTGGCCGCATGGCTCAGGGAAAACCAGCCGGATATCTGCACGCTCGATGACGGGCGCAAAAAGGGCTACCGTTTCCAGATGGATTTGAACGACGGGGACAGCGTCGATATTAGTATCAGCCTGCAGCTCACCGAGCGCACCATCATCAAAGAGGAAAACGGCGCGCTACACGTAAGCTATGCCCCTGAGCCTCCTCTGCCGGAGCCCGCCACCCGGCCTAAAGAGCTTTATATCAACGGCGAACTGGTGAGCAAATGGGATGAGTGAATTTAAGCCCTTTGACGACCGGCTCAATGGTCTGATTGCTGCCCTGTCACCGGCAGCGCGCCGGAAGCTGGCCGGGGAGATTGCAAAGGAGCTGCGCAAGTCGCAACAGCAACGCATCAAGCTGCAGAAAGCCCCAGACGGCTCGCCGTATCAGGCGCGAAAGCGTCAGCCTCTCAGGGCTAAGACCGGGCGCATTAAACGGGCGATGTTTCAAAAACTGCGCACTAGCCGGTACATGAAAGCCAGCGGCCGTGAAAACAGTGCAGTGGTTGAATTCACTGGCAAAGTTCAGCGCATTGCACGGATTCACCAGTATGGCCTAAAAGACCGGCCTAACCCGCACAGTCAGGATGTGCAATATTCGGAACGTCAACTACTTGGTTTGTGTAATGAAGATAACCATCTTGTGGAAAAGCTCATCCTTAGGAGCTTGAGTTCACTTCGAGGTGCTATTTACAATGGAGCAGATAAAAAAAGGGTAGGTAAGTGGTGACTTTCATACAAATCCTATTTATCTTTTCATGGTCTTATTCAGTCGAAATGACATTTGATAACTTCCGGATGAAAGGATTGTGATAGTGAACATAGACATAAACTCTATTATGAATGATGCAGTAAAGGACATGCCTATAGCTAACATTATAGTAATAGGTAAAACGGGCGTTGGAAAAAGTTCTCTTATAAATAGCGTGTTCAGAGGTGAGTTTGCAAAGACAGGTGTAGGGAAACCTGTGACAGAAAATATCAAAGTAATCAAAAAGGCTGGTGTCCCTCTGCAGATCATTGATACTCAAGGGCTTGAGGTTGCAGATTATGAAAAAACAAAATTGAGTATTGAATCATATATTAATGAGCATAATAATAGTGAGCAGTCAGAAAATTATGTTCATCTCGCATGGTTGTGTATAAATGATACAGGAAAGCGGTATGAAAATGCTGAGTTGGATATAGCGAAATATCTTATCAGTAAGGGCGTGCCAATCATTGTTGTTCTAACTAAAACTAATTCTTTCAAAAATAATGAATTTGCTGATGAGGTGAAGAAGGCATTTAAGAGTTATAGCCATGCAGTTTGTTTGACTCGAGCTGTGCCAGAGGTTATTTATGATGAAGATGAAACGGATGAGGTGTTAGGTACGAGAAAGGTTAGAGGTATTGATGAATTAATTCAGGTATCCTATGAGGTGATTCCTGAAGCGCAAAAAAAGGCTTTTTCCAATGCCTTGTCTGTAAAAAATAAAAAAGCATTGGAAATAAAAAAAGAACAAGCTAGCAAGGAAGTGCTCGCAGCCACGGCTTTAGCTGCAACTGCTGCCGCTACACCAGTACCCTTCTCAGATGCTTTTACATTAGTTCCTATTCAAGTTGCGATGATTGCTAAAATTAGTTATACGTTTGGAATGGACGTATCTAAAACAGCCCTAACAACAATGGTTACTTCATTAATTGGTGCTGGAGGTGCTGTATTTGTTGGTCGAACAATTGTAACAGGGTTGCTTAAGATGATTCCTGGTGTAGGAAGTGTAGTTGGAGGGGCTATTTCAGCTACAACAGCAGGAGCAATAACCAAAGTTCTTGGGGATGCATATGTTTTAGTTCTTTATAATCTTGCGACTGAATCTAAAACTGGTGAGATTGATTTTGAATTGGCGGCAAAAATTCTGAAGTCTAAAGTATCATTTTAACTTTATAGCGGTGTGAATTTTTTACACCGCTATATTGATTGTTAAATACAAACTTGGATTAAATGAAGAGTGGCCAGGATACCAACACTTTTAGTAGGTGTCCTAATGAGTGGCTTTCAATGCTGGTTGATTTAAATAGAACTTTCACACGCTACCGCATTGCAAATATTAAGAGTTGCGTCTCTCTTTTAATGATTTAAGTTTATAAAAAATAAAAATATATGATTTTACTTCTCTTTCCATAGTTTCTTTTAGGAAAGGTCTTGTATAGATAAAGTGTATCAAACAGGGAACGTTTAGGGTGACTCATTGTTGTCTCATCCCCCACAACACCCCGCTCAATTGCCACTGACCTCGCCCGGCGGCATCCTTTCCCTATGAATAATTTAAATTCTCTGCAGGAAATCGCACGCGCGATCCGCAATCTTATCCGCACCGGCATCGTGACCGACATCGACCACGACGAGGGGCTTTGTCGTGTCCAGACCGGCGGTATGGAAACCACTTGGCTGAACTGGCTTACCTGTCGCGCCGGTCGCTCGCGCGTATGGTGGGCTCCGTCCGTTGGTGAGCAAGTACTTTTGCTGGCTATCGGCGGCGAGCTCGATACGGCGTTTGTGCTGCCTGGCATTTTCTCTGACGACAATCCCGCGCCGTCTGCCTCCCCTGATGCGCTTCATGTGTCCTTTCCTGACGGGGCGGTTATCGAGTACGAGCCCGAAAACGGCGCGCTCACCGTGTCTGGCATCAAAACCGCTGACGTCACCGCGTTAGATTCCATTACGGCCACCGTGCCGGTGGTGCTGGTGAAAGCGTCGAGTCGCATCACGCTCGATACCCCGGAGGTGGTTTGCACCAACAAGCTGACGACCGGCACGCTCGAAGTGCAGAAAGGCGGCACCTTGCGCGGAAACATCGAGCACACCGGCGGAACACTGAAATCAAACGGCGTGCAGGTGGATGAACACGCACACGGCAACGTTCAGAGCGGCGGAAGCTGGACTAAGGGGACGCAATGACGGTGCGTTATCTGGGAATGAACGGCCAGACCGGCCTCAGTATCTCTGAGGTTGAGCATATCCGGCAAAGCGTGCGCGACATTCTGGTCACGCCGGTTGGGTCGCGCGTCATGCGCCGTGAATACGGCTCGCTCCTGTCGCAGATGATTGACCAGCCGCAGACCCCGGCGCTGCGCCTGCAGATTATGGCCGCGTGCTATTCCGCGATCCAGAAGTGGGAGCCACGCGTCAGCCTCACGACCATCACCTTTGAACGGTCGGAGACCGACGGTGGGCTGTAAGTCGACATCACCGGCACCCGCTCAACCGGCGGCCAGCCTTTTTCACTCACCATTCCACTGAGTTAAACGCTATGGCAATTGTTGACCTTAACCAGCTCGCCGCGCCCGACGTGGTGGAAGAACTGGACTATGAAACCATCCTCACGGAGCGAAAGGCGACGCTCGTCTCGTTGTACCCGGAAGACCAGCAGGACGCGATCGCGCGCACGCTCTTGCTTGAGTCTGAGCCGCTGGTGAAGCTGCTGCAGGAAAACGCCTACCGGGAAGTTATCTGGCGACAGCGCGTCAACGAGTCCGCGCGTGCGGTCATGCTGGCCTACGCCACCGGCGCAGACCTCGACCAGATAGGCGGAAATTACAACGTCGAGCGCCTTGTCATCACGCCTGCAGACGATACGACGTTACCGCCGACGCCTGCCGTGATGGAGTCGGACACGGACTACCGGCTGCGCATTCAACAGGCATTTGAGGGGCTGAGTACCGCAGGCTCTACCGGCTCCTATCAGTTTCATGGCCGCAGCGCTGACGGGCGGGTCGCCGATATTTCGGTCATCAGTCCCGAGCCTGCGTGTGTCACGGTCACGGTGCTGTCACGCGAAAATAACGGGATAGCTTCTGACGAGCTGCTCGCCATCGTGCGCACCGCGCTGAACGATGAGGACGTCAGGCCGGTCGCTGACCGCGTGACCGTGCAGTCGGCGAACATTGTCGACTATAAAATCACCGCATCGCTTTACCTTTACCCCGGTCCCGAAAGCGAGCCGGTGCTCAGTGCGGCGAAAACAAAGCTGCAGGCGTACATCACCGCGCAGCACCGGCTCGGGCGCGATATCCGCAAATCAGCGATTTATGCCGCGCTCCACGTCGAAGGCGTGCAGCGTGTCGAGCTGGCCGAACCGGTGGCCGACATCGTGCTTGATGACACGCAGGCGTCATGGTGCAGCGAGTACAGCGTGACTATCGGAGGCAACGATGAATGATACCCGCCTGCTGCCGGTGGGCTCATCACCGCTTGAGGTGGCGGCGGCTCGCGCCTGCGCTGAGATTGAAAATACCCCCGTTCCGCTGCGTCGCCTCTGGAGTCCTGACGACTGCCCGGCAAATCTGCTGCCGTGGCTGGCGTGGGCGTTTTCCGTTGACCGCTGGGATGAGAACTGGCCGGAGGCCACAAAGCGGGATGTGATCCGCGCGGCGTGGTTTATCCATGCGCACAAAGGAACGATTGGGGCTGTGCGTCGCGTGGTGGAGCCGCTCGGCTACCTGATTAACGTGTCCGAGTGGTGGGAAACTAACGACCCGCCCGGCACGTTTCGCCTCGATATCGGTGTGTTAGAGACCGGCATCACCGAGGAAATGTATTACGAAATGGAACGGCTCATCGCGGATGCCAAACCAGCCAGCCGCCACCTTATCGGCCTGACCATTATTCAGGACATTCCCGGCTATCTCTACACCGGAGCCCTGACCTATGACGGCGATATCATCACGATTTATCCCGGATAAGTGAGAGAACAATGACAGTGAAATACAAAACGGTCATCACCAGAGCCGGTGCAGTTAAGCTGGCCGCAGCGACCGTCCCTGACGGTAAAAAAGTGAATTTTACGGCGATGGCCATCGGCGACGGTGGCGGCACGCTGCCGGTGCCTGACCCGAACCAGACAAAGCTCGTCAAAGAGGTCTGGCGTCACGCGCTGAACAAAATCAGCCAGGACAATAAAAACAAAAATTATGTCGTGGCGGAGCTGCTTATCCCGCCGGAGACCGGCGGTTTCTGGATGCGTGAAATGGGGCTTTATGATGATACCGGCACGCTGATTGCGGTCGGAAACATGGCCGAAAGCTACAAGCCAGCGCTGGCAGAGGGGTCAGGCCGTGCGCAGACCGTGCGTATGGTCATCATGGTAAGCGACATCGAGTCGGTCGAGCTCACGATTGACACCTCAATGGTGATGGCAACGCAGGACTACGTTGACGACAAGCTCGCGGAGCATGAGCAGTCCCGCCGTCACCCTGACGCCACGCTCACAGCAAAGGGTTTCACCCGGTTAAGCAGTGCTACTGACAGCGCGTCTGAGAGCGTCGCAGCGACGTCAAAAGCGGTTAAGGCGGCGTATGACCTTGCGAAAGGGAAATATACGGCTCAGGACGCCACCACGACGCAAAAGGGTATCGTCCAGCTCAGTAGCGCGGTAGACAGCACCTCTGAGAGTGTCGCAGCGACGCCAAAAGCGGTGAAGGTAGCAAACGATATTGCGAAAGCGGCCAATGAAAATGCGAATACCCGTTTATCGATAGCGGGCGGCTGGCTGACAGGCGGGTTTGGAATTAAAACCTCTATTGGCAGCGTGTCGTTTGGGGTGGGTAACTCAGATGTGTATATCGCTAACGGTGCGTCGAATAAGTTTCTGCAACTGAAGCATACGGGCGAGCTGAAGTACGACGACAAGGCTATCTACCATGAGGGGTATAAACCCACCGCCGATGATGTCGGCGCGTTACCGGCCAAAGGTACAGCGGAAGCCGCAAAGAAACTCGCCAACGCGCGAAAAATTGCAGGTGTGGATTTTGACGGTACCAAAGATATCAGCCTGAAAACCACGAATCTGGATGATGCGGGTACAGCTGCCACAAAAGATGTGACCACCTCCAATATCGATACCACTGGCGGGCGGGTCTTGAAGGTGGGTGATTTTGGTGTTGGTGCGGTGGCAGGAGTCGGCCTGACTGATGCTAATAATATCAATTTTAATGGTTTTTTCAGAATGAGCGCCGAGGGTATTCATGGCCCGGTTGCGAATCAGGCTTCTGAGCTGATTCATTGCCAGTACGACCAGAATACCGGCCGTCAGATTGGCTGGCGTGCAGGGCGCCCGGATGAACCATTGCGCCACCGCACAAAAATGAACGGCAAGTGGCAGGGATGGATTAAGCTCTACGATTCAAACAACCCGCCCACAGCCGATGAAGTCGATGCCGTTTCAGCGTCAAAGGGTGGCACTTACCAGAAAGAAGTTACGTTCACGGAAGGCGTAAAAATCAGGAACAGCACGGGGATTTATCAGGGCGAGGATAGTGCAGGTTTTTCCAGTAATAACCTGATGCTGAAATCATGGAACGGTATCGGATTCTATTGCACCCTCACCGGCAGTGAGGGCGTCACGGTCTTTGTCGATACCCGTGGCGGGCATGTGGAGGCGAGAGGCCAGATTAAGCCGGGTAGCTATGAGAATTTCGATAACCGTTTTTATACCAAGTCGCTGGCTAACAGCACTTTCCAGAAGGTCAATACCGCATCGAGAGGGTCGCGCGGATGGTTTAAAGATTCCAACACGGGAATGATATTTCAGTGGGGGATTGAGAGCGTTAGCGGGGCAACCACGCGAACATTCAGTTTCCCGGTTTCGTTTCCGACTGGTTGCGCATCGCTGACGGTATCAAACAACATCGAGCGAACGGCTGGCGAAAACTCAATGACGGGATTTATTAAATCGGCATCACAATATTCCCTGTCAAATACTGCCGCAACAGATCGCCAGTTATGCTGGTTTGCAATTGGTTATTAGGAAGATAAAAGATGAATTATTATTTTTCGAAAACAACGCTGGGTTTTTATTGCGACGAGGTGAATAAATCCACTCCTGCTGATGCCGTGGAAATCAGTGAAGAATCATACTTTTCGCTGCGTGAGGGGCAGTCCACGGGCAAAGTGATTGCTGCTGACGAGGCCGGAAACCCCATTTTAGTCGACCCGCCGGAGCCCACGCCCGATGCGCTCATTGCACTGGCTGAAGAAACCCGGACTGCACTGATGGCTGAGGCTAACGCCAGAATCACGCCGCTGCAGGATGCATACGAGCTCGGGATTGACACCGGGGAAGAGGCTGAATTGCTCACCCGCTGGAAGCGTTACCGCGTGATGTTAAACCGACTCGATATCAGCGCGGCGCCATCAATAGAATGGCCTGAAAAACCAGTCTGACCAGAGCCCTCCACCCGGAGGGCTTTTGTTTGTTGTTTCATTCCCCCACCAACGGCATTGCATCGCACCCGTGCAGCGCACAACAGAAAATAGTCGCACCCCTTTACCACGGAGTTAAACAGATGGGCGACTATCACCACGGCGTCGAGGTCATCGAGATTAATGATGGCACGCGCACCATTTCCACCGTCTCGACGGCCATCATCGGCATGGTCTGCACGGCCAGCGATGCTGACGACAAGACGTTTCCACTTAACGAGCCGGTGCTGATTACCAGTGTGCAAACAGCTATCGGTAAAGCCGGTAAAAAAGGCACGCTTTCAAAATCCCTGCAGGCCATCGCCGACCAGTGCAAGCCGGTCATTGTGGTGGTGCGCGTTCCCGAAGGTATCGACGACCCGGAAGACCCGGAAGCGGCGCAGAAAGAAACCATTTCCAACATCATCGGCACGACCGACGAAAACGGCAAATACACCGGGCTGAAAGCGCTGTTAACAGCGAAAACCGTCACCGGCGTTAAGCCGCGCATTCTCGGCGTGCCGGGGCTGGATACGCAGGAAGTGGCGACCGCGCTTGCGTCAACCTGCCAGAGCCTGCGCGCGTTCGGTTACGTGAGCGCGTGGGGCTGCAAGACCATTTCCGAGGCGATCGCCTATCGGGAAAACTTCAGCCAGCGCGAGCTGATGGTCATTCACCCTGATTTTCTGGCATGGGACACCACGACGAACGAAACCCAGACCGCATGGGCGACCGCCCGCGCGCTCGGCCTGCGTGCCAAAATCGACCAGACAATCGGCTGGCACAAAACGCTGTCTAACGTTGGCGTGAATGGCGTCACCGGCGTCAGCGCCTCGGTCTCATGGGATTTGCAGGAGCAGGCCACCGACGCCAACCTGCTGAATCAGGCCGGGGTGACAACGCTCATCCGTAACGACGGCTTTAAATTCTGGGGCAACCGCACCTGCTCAGATGACCCGTTATTCGTGTTTGAAAATTACACCCGCACGGCGCAGGTGCTGGCCGACACGATGGCTGAGGCGCACGCGTGGGCGATGGATAAGCCCGTTTCCGCAACGCTCATCCGCGACATCGTCGCCGGTATCAATGCCAAATTCCGCGAACTGAAAAATAACGGCTATATCGTTGACGGCTCCTGCTGGTACGACCCGGAGTCAAACACCGTGGAAACCCTGAAAGCCGGGAAGCTGTATATCGATTACGACTACACCCCCGTCCCGCCGCTGGAAAACCTGACCCTGCGCCAGCGCATCACCGATACCTATCTGGCAGACCTGTCAGACTCGGTCAACAGCTAAGGAGCCCAGAGCATGGCGTTACCACGCAAACTGAAATACCTGAACATGTTTAACGACGGTCTCAGCTACATGGGCGTCGTTGAATCCGTCACCCTGCCAAAGCTGACCCGCAAGCTGGAGAAATATCGCGGCGGCGGGATGCCGGGCTCGGTGTCGATTGACCTCGGCCTCGACGACGACGCGCTGTCGCTTGAGTGGACGCTGGGCGGCCTGCCTGACGTCGAGCTGTGGGCGCAGTACGCGTCACCGGGCGCGGATAGCGTGCCGCTGCGCTTCACCGGCTCATTCCAGCGCGATGACACCGGCGCTATTTCTGCCGTTGAGGTGGTCATGCGTGGCCGTCATAAGGAGTACGACGGCGGTGAGAACAAACAGGGCGAAAGCGGCACGACCAAAATCGCGACCGAATGCTCTTACTACCAGCTCACGATTGACGGCAAAGAGGTCATCGAGATTGACGTCGTCAACATGGTGATGAAAGTAGACGGCGTCGACCGTCTCGCTGAGCACCGCCGGGCGATTGGCCTGTAACCCCTTAACCGGTCAGCCAGGCTGGCCGGTCACTTACTCACGTTCAAAGAGAGCAACATCATGGAAAACATCAACGAAACTGCCACCACCGAAACCGAAAACTCAAACATTGTGATCCTCGATAACCCCGTCCTGCGAGGTGAGCAGAAAATCGAACAGGTGACCGTCACTAAACCCAACGCGGGAACCCTGCGCGGCGTGAGCCTGGCGTCGCTGGCAAACTCTGACGTCGATGGGCTGATTAAGGTGCTGCCGCGTATGACGTACCCGGCGCTCACCGAGCATGAGGTCATGCGTCTGGAAGCGTCAGACCTGATTTTGTTCGCCGGTAAGGTGGTCGGTTTTTTGTCGCCATCTTCGGCTCGCTGACCTTCCCGGATAACCTTTCGGTCGATGACCTGATGGCGGATATCGCGGTGATATTTCACTGGCCGCCATCAGAGCTGAATTCCCTGAGCGTGACCGAGCTCATCACATGGCGCGAAAAGGCGCTGCAGCGAAGCGGACACCACCATGAGCAATAACGTCAGGATTGAGGTACTGCTGAACGCAGTAGACCGGGCAAGCCGACCGCTTAAAGCTATCCAGACTGCCAGCAAGACCCTTGCTGGCGATATCCGCACTTCTCAGAACAGCCTGCGCGATCTGAATGCGCAGGCGTCCCGAATTGACGGATTCAGGAAAGCGAGCGCACAGCTTGCCGTGACCGGCCAGTCGCTTAACAAGGCGAAACAGGAAGCCGCCGCGCTGGCCGTGCAGTTTAAAAACACAGAAAACCCCACTAAAGCGCAGGCGCGGGCGATGGAGGCGGCAAAGAAATCCGCCGCTGACCTGCAGCTCAAATACAACAGCCTCAGGCGGTCGGTGCAGCGCCAGCGCACGGCGCTCGCGCAGGCTGGCATAAACACCAGAACTCTGTCGGCGGATGAGCGCCGCCTGAAAACCAGCATCAGTGAGACGACCGCACAGCTAAACCGGCAGCGCGGGGCACTGGCGCGGGTCAGTCAACAGCAGGCGCGACTGAGTCGCATTAAAGAGCGTTATCAGGCTGGTAAATCTCTTGCCGGAGGCGCTGCAGCGGCAGGCGCGGCGGGCGTCGGTATCGCCACGGCGGGAACGATGGCCGGAGTAAAATTACTCACACCCGGTTATGACTTTGCACAGAAAAACTCTGAGCTGCAGGCCGTGCTCGGGGTCGAAAAACAGTCGCCCGAAATGGAGGCACTGCGCAAACAGGCGCGCCAGCTAGGGGACAATACCGCTGCGTCTGCAGATGATGCGGCGAGCGCGCAGATTATCATTGCGAAAAGCGGCGGGGATGCCGCAGCGATTCAGGCGGCGACGCCGGTCACGCTGAATATGGCGCTGTCTAATCGTCGCTCGATGGAAGAAAACGCCGCGCTGCTGACGGGTATGAAATCCGCGTTTCAGATGTCTAACGACCAGATCGCGCACATCGGCGACGTACTGTCGATGACCATGAACAAAACGGCCGCTGACTTTGACGGACTGAGTGACGCCCTGACGTATGCTGCGCCGGTGGCAAAAAATGCCGGTGTCAGTATTGAGCAGACCGCCGCAATGGTCGGCGCACTCCATGACGCCAAAATCACCGGCTCGATGGCGGGAACCGGCAGCCGTGCCGTCCTGAGTCGACTGCAGGCTCCGACCGGTAAGGCATACGAGGCCATCAAAGAGCTCGGCGTTAAAACGTCTGACAGCAAGGGCAACACGCGCCCGATATTTGCCATTCTGAAAGAAATGCAGCGCAGTTTTGAGAAAAACAATCTCGGAACAAGCCAGCGCGGCGAGTACATGAAAACCATTTTCGGTGAGGAGGCCAGCTCGGCGGCGGCGGTACTGATGACCGCGGCCTCAAGCGGTAAACTCGACCAGCTCACGGCGGCGTTTAAAGCCTCGGACGGCAAAACCGCTGAGCTCGTTAAAATCATGCAGGACAACCTCGGCGGCGACTTCAAAGAATTCCAGTCAGCCTATGAGGCCGTCGGTACTGACCTGTTTGACCAGCAGGAGGGGTCACTGCGAAAGCTCACCCAAACTGCCACGAAATATGTGTTAAAGCTCGATGGCTGGATCCAGAAAAATCAGGGGCTGGCGCAAACCATCGGCATCATCGCGGGCGGGGCACTGGCAATTATTGGCATCCTCGGGGCAATTGGTCTGGTCGCCTGGCCGGTCATTACCGGCATTAATATTTTGATTGCCGGTGCATCACTGCTCGGGACGGTTTTTTCTGTGGTAGGCGGTGCCATTATGACCGTGCTCGGGGCGCTTACCTGGCCGATTGTGGCTATTGGCGTTGCCATCATCGCCGGTGCGCTGCTCATCCGCAAATACTGGGAGCCCATAAGCGCATTTTTCTCAGGCGTAATGGAGGGGATAAAGCAGTCTTTTGCCCCTGTAGTGGAATTATTCGAACCGTTAAAGCCGGTTTTTGACTGGCTGGGTGACAAATTTAAAGCGGCGTGGCAGTGGTTTAAAGACCTGATCGCACCGGTTAAATCGACGCAGGAGACGCTCGACAACTGCAAAAATGCGGGTGTGATGTTCGGTAAGATGCTGGCCGACGCGCTGATGTTACCGCTCAAAAGCTTTAATACCTTGCGTACCGGTGTTAACTGGCTGCTGGAAAAGCTCGGGGTTATCAATAAAGAATCGAGCGACCTTGACCAGAAGGCCGCAAAAGCCAGTGCCGCCACCGGCTCGCAAAACGGGTCTTATATTCCGGCAACCTCAGCATATGGCGGCTATCAGGCATATCAGCCGGTAACGGCGCCGACGGGTAAGACTTACGTCGACCAGAGCAAGCCTGAATACAACATTAACCTGAATGGTGGCATCGCACCGGGCAGCGACCTTGACCGACAGCTCCGCGAGGCCGTCGATAAACTCGACCGTGAAAACCGTGCGCGTCAGCGCTCAAGTATGCGTCATGACTGAGGGGGATAAAGAATGTTAATGGTATTGGGTTTGTTTGTGTTTGAGCGCCGCACGCTGCCCTATCAGTCCATGCAGTATTCGAAGGATTACCGCTGGGCGTCAAACGACCGTATCGGCAAGCCACCTGCTTACCAGTATCTCGGGGAAGGGGAAACCACGCGCACGCTGTCGGGTGTGCTCTATCCCGAAATTACCGGCGGACGCCTGTCACTGACCGCCATCGAGCTGATGGCAGACGAGGGGCGCGCGTGGCCGCTGATTGACGGAACGGGCATGATCCACGGCATGTATGTCATCGACAAAGTGACTCATACGCACACCGAGCTATTCAGCGACGGAGCGGCGAGAAAAATCGAGTTTAGCCTGTCTCTTAAGCGGGTCGATAAATCGCTGGCGGCCATTTACGGCGACCTGAAAACGCAGGCCGACAATCTGGTCACGTCTGCCGGTGACTGGCTGGGAGGGCTGGCGGGATGATTACGGGTATGAATATTCAGGCCGGGGCGAAGATAGCCCCGGCGTTTATGCTCAAGCTGGATAACGAGGATATCACGCAGGATTTCAGTGACCGCCTTATCAGCCTGACCATGACCGACAATCGCGGATTCGAGGCCGACCAGCTCGATATCGAGCTCGATGACACTGACGGCCAGATAGCCATGCCGCCGCGCGGTGCAACGTTGACGCTGTGGTTAGGGTGGGAGAACTCTGCACTGATAAAAAAAGGGACGTTCACGGTCGATGAAATCGAGCACAGGGGCGCGCCTGATACGCTGACCATCCGGGGGCGCAGCGCTGATTTTCGCGGGACGCTGAACTCGCGCCGGGAACAGTCATGGCATGACACCACGCTCGGAAAAATTGTGGAGACCATTGCGGCACGCAACAAGCTTGCGGCCAGCGTGGCCGACACGCTGAAAGCAGTCGCCGTGCCTCACATTGACCAGTCGCAGGAATCCGACGCGGTGTTTCTGTCCCGCCTGGCGGAACGGAACGGGGCGTCGGTTTCGGTAAAAGCGGGGAAACTGTTATTCCTGAAAGCGGGGAGTGGTAAGACTGCCAGCGGGAAGCCCATTCCACAGATGACGCTTGAGCGCGGCGATGGCGATCGTCATCAATTTGCCATCGCTGACCGGGAAGCCTATACCGGCGTGACGGCGAAATGGCTGCACACCAAAGACCCGAAGCCGCAAAAGCAAAAGGTTAAGCTCAAGCGTAAGCCCAAAGAGAAGCACCTCCGAGCGCTGCAGCACCCGAAAGCGACAAAAGCCCCGGCAAAGACTAAATCCAAAAAAGAGCAGGAAGCGCGCGAGGGTGAGTATATGGCCGGTGAGGCTGATAACGTGCTGGAGTTGACGACCATCTACGCGACAAAGGCGCAGGCCATGCGCGCCGCTCAGGCGAAGTGGGACAAACTGCAGCGTGGCGTTGCGGAGTTTTCAATCTCGCTGGCGATTGGCCGGGCAGATTTATTTCCTGAAACGCCAATCGCGGTGAAAGGCTTTAAGCGCGTTATAGACGAGCAGGCATGGATAATCAGCCGTGTGGTGCATAACCTCAACGGGAACGGCTACACGACGGGCTTAGAGCTTGAGGTTAAGGTTTCGGATGTGGAATACGAAAGCGAAGAATTAACGCAGTGATATGTTTTTAACTGTTTGTTATATAAGAATAAAGTGAGTAAAATTAACGCATCCGAAATTAAATGAGGTGCTCGCCATGTTTCACTGTCCAAAATGCCATTTCGCTGCTCACGCCCGCACAAGTCGCTATTTTACTGACACGACCAAAGAGCGGTATCACCAGTGCACAAACATCAACTGCAGCGCGACGTTTGTGACCACAGAAACGGTCGAGCGCTTTATCGTATCACCGGGGGTTGTAGTGCCAGCGCCGCCTCATCCGACATCTTCAGGACAGCAGCAAATCAATTGGATGTAA